GGAATACTTGTCATATTACTATGACTACTAATCATATTAATACAGGTGTCCCATGTGTGATTATCTAGTTCTACAATTTGTAAATCCATATCTTGTGGAGATATAGAGAAGTCATCAAACATATCACTATCAAATCCCATACCAGGAAGTGATTGAGGTATGCTATCAATTTGTGCCATCTTTTGGTCACGCATATACTGGTCAATTCTACTAAACTGACCAAAGTAATCATTAAACACACCGGCACAATGTAGTGCCTGTTCTCTATCTAGGTTCTTCGCCATTCATCTTCCATAATAATAATGCTGGTATTATAACACATAATGCTGATATGGCAAGCGCTAAACATATGCTCATACTTCATTACCCCAATAATCCCAACCATCTCTTGGTTTTTTTCTTGCAAATAGTTCGATATAAGGACCGTCTACCAAGTCCTCAATATCTTTATGTAGTAAAGGTTTTTGGCTATGTTTTTGTCTTTGCGATACAACCAGTTGAGCAATACTTTTTGACTTTCTTTTAGGTCTGCCTTTTGTAGCCAATAAACACATTTCAGGATTACCTCTTGTCCAATAACCTAGACCTGTAAAAAATCCTAAAGTATTTTTATTTGTCTTTGCCCATGTAAAACCTACTGTTTTAAATTTGAAACCCCAAGCGTCTATAACTTTAAATGCCTGGTCTAACATAGGGTCACACACCCACATTAATAAAACCGAATCATCTAACGCAATATCTTTTACACCCATTTTGCAAATATCATCTAACGACATACAATCATAATGCTGTTCAGGACTTTTTTCTTTTCCTTTTTCTGACCTTGTTCTAAACAACCAAGGTGGGTCAGCATATATAACTCCATATTTTTTTGTTGGTAATTGTATCATTATTAGTCCTTTATAATCATTTGGCTATCGCCTTGGCCAATAGTGCCTATAGGTATAACATTAAAAGCTATTGAATATCTATCATGTTCACTATTATTTTTTGCAACCATGTGATATATTTCGGCAGGAAACATAATAATTTTATCGTTTGAAGGTTCTAAATAAAATTCTCTGCCGTTTAATATGTTATGTTCATCAACAGTTGGTTCATATCTTTTAGTTTCAAAATTAGAAAATCTTAATCTACCACATTTTTCATAGGTGTCAACATAATATACACCACTAAAAAAACAATTATTATGATTGTGCCAATGCGACATAGTGCCTGGTGTTGTTTTTGCAACCCATGATGTAGTTATTTTAAAATTGTTATGTTCATATCTTAAAGTATTGTGCATATAATCATTTACAAATCTTAATAGTTTATACTTTAAAAAATGTAATTTAGGTAAATCTAATAAGTATCTTTCATCCGAAGTATAAGGTAGATTATCTTCTTCGGTACCTGTACCTGCCGAACTATATGAAATACTTTTTAAAATATTTAATGTCTTTATTCTTTCAGGTTCTTTTAAACCTAGATAATCTGTACTTACAACTTTAGAAAAAAGTTGGAATATCTCTTGTGTTTCTGTCATTAAAATAGATTTATCCAAAGAAACTCTCCAGTGAGGCAACAGGCTCTGCTTTCCAGTTTATTGCGTCTAATATAAAACGCATAGGGTCAAGGAAAGTCTTTTGAAATTGTATCTCATAATCGACATACTCTTTTAATTTAAACTCTGTTGGTAAGGTTGACATATAACTAATCACATCAAATTTAAATGGATTAGCTTCTTTTAATTTAAGAAACTTAATCTTATCGCCATCTTGTATATAAGGATACTTCATACCTAAATTCATATTTTTAAGTTGATGATTATATATTAAAGCACCTTTAACATGAATAGGCGAACCTTTGATAAAGATACTACTGTTACTTGCATACTTTTTAATATTGTTACAACTTCTAGGAAAAGCAATTGCTTCTGGTGGTAATTTTAGAAACTCATCTTTAAAGTCAGCAATAAATTTATGTAAGTCTGTTTGTTCTTTAGACATAATGATTTTAATTGCTTCTTTAATTTTACCACGACAAACTTGTGGAGTGCTGGACTTGACTGCTTCGATACCCATTAATTTTAATTTAGGGTCTGCAAGTCTGACGCCTTCCTCGTCCAGCACATTGAGCATATATCGTTTCTTTGCAACCCATATGCCCTTATCTGCGATAACTTCTCGTTTCATTACCATTGCGTTTTTAAATGCGTTAGAGTAATCAGCGAGTTCGTCAAAACATTTTTCAATATAAGGTTCTAGTTTTTGTTCACATACTTTGTTTAAGAAGTCTGTAATCTGGTCTTTTGTTTTACCTTGACAAGTTTTTTCTACAAGTTTACCAAATCTTACATAGATTGAATCTGTATCAGAAGCAACAATATAATCAATATGGTCTTTTGTTTGTAATATACTATTAAGATATTCATTAACTTTCTTTTCAATATATCTAATAATAAACTGACCAGCTGTTGTAATACCACTTGCCTGTCTAACATCATAATATCTAAAGTATTGGTTGCCAACTGCACCATAAGCTGAGTTTAAGGCAATCTTTTTTGACCATTGTATATTATGACATCTTGCAATTTCTCTTTCAAGTTCTTTACTAGGATTTTTTTGATACTCTTGTTTAGCCTTAATCATTCTTTGTTTAAAAACAACACGGTCATTATACATCTTTTCCATCATTTCAGGTAAGAAGCCTTGACTATCATTTCTAAACTTGGCACCGTTAGGCGTAATACAGGCACCCTCTGTTTTAAGATAATTAAGTGGTACTTTCATATCAATCATTCTATTTACATCAACACCTTGACCATTTTCACCAAGTATTTTCTCTGGCGATATATTATATTGTATAATAATATGTGGATATAGTGAATTAATATCAAACGATACAATCCAATCATGGCCACCTAGTATTGGTTCTTTTACATAAGCGCCTTCGTATTTTGTTTCTTTACTATGTTCTTCTCTTGGTGGCACACATATATTCTTTTGCATTAAATGGTTTGCAATCAATGTGTCCCATACTCTAACTTGTGAGAATATATCATCATAATTTACTTTTGAATCATATGCAACTGTCAAACTCAAATCAATAAGACCAAGTTTATCTTCTAATGCGTCAACAATTTCAACATCTTGTATATTATAATCAATAAACTTTTGAAAGTCTTTTGTATAAAACTCTTTAAATGTATCGTAAGGATTTTCGTTCTTTGGTTTATTTAATTCTAACTCACCGATAAAGTCGAGTTTGTAGCTCTCTTGTCTTTGTGGTATAAACCATTTGTATAAATCAAGGTAATCTAACATGGCAACACCATATAGATTGTAAACTGTTTGTGTTCTACCTCTTACATTTATTTCTTCTCTATGTGCCAAATTCCAAGGCGACATTCTGTTTGCAACTTTATCACCTGCAATCAGTTTAATTCTATTCATCAAATAAGGTAAGTCAAAAAACTTGGTGTTCCAACCTGTAATAACATCAGGATGATTTTTAATCCAGAATTTCATAAACTCAAACATAAGTTCTTTCTCATGTTTGCATTGAACATAAGTTACATCTGTTCTATCTGTATGATATTTACCTACACCCCAGGTAATGATTTGTTTATTCGTTTGATTTTTTACAGACAAACAAATAATTTCTTCAATAGGATTTTCTACATCAGGAAAACCATTTTCACAGGTAGTTTCTATATCAAGTGTAAATATTTTAATTAATTCTTTATCCCATGTAATTTCTTCAGGATATTCTTGACCGATATATTGATAATGGTATCTTTCTAAACCATAGATAGGAGAGTTTGCTGTTGCAACTTCTTTTCGAAACTTACGAGCAGCCATAATATCTCTAAACTCAATTGGTTTAAGATACTGACCTTGTAAAGTTTTATATTGTGAGTGTTCTTGTGTTAGAGCATAAAGAGTAGGACCAAAATCTATCTTTTCTTTATATTCTTGGCCTTCGTGTATGCCTCTAACTAAAAGTTTACCTCTGTGTTCTATAACATTTTTATAAAAGTTCATCATTCCTCAAGTGTACAGTTAATCCATCTAGTTCAGGTGTAAGATTTATCTGACAAGATAATCTACTCTTGCCTTCGATATAACCTTTTTCGTATTCTAACAATTCAATTTCAGGTGTATTATAATCTATTTTGCCTACTTTGGCAAGCCATTTTTCATCTATATGTACATGACAAGTACAACAAGCACAACTACCACCACAATCTGCTGGTATTTCTGGTATTGGTACTTTAGAGTGCCATTTGGCAGCTTCCATTAAAGTTGATTGTTCACCATCTGGTATCTCAACTCTAATCTTTGAGCCATTTCTTACGAAATAGACTTCCATTAAAGTTTTGGTACTTTATTCTCTGTGATTAATCCGCCTTTACTCGGCGTATAGATACTGCTCGTATTCTGCATATACGAAGCTAAGATTTCTTTTTTTGGTTTAACTGTTGTCACAATCTTGTCCATAGAAATAGTAATAATATCCTCATCTGCATAAGGCATATATGGGGTCATCATTAGTTGTACTGGTTTTCCTGGGGCTGTTTGTGTGGGAATGATTACAAAAGGTTTTTCAAATGTATAATTTCCCATGGTATCTTTATCCATTTTAGAAATTACATCTTCACCTGTTGCTAATCTACATATTTTCACATTACTCATACTTACTCCTTCAATTATTATATATTATAACACAACTAACCTAATTTGGCAAGCTGTATTTTGTCGTAATCACATATTTTCTTTGTGGGTTTACCATAACATTTAATCGTTTCATAAATGCTCTGTCAAGTAAGATAGGTGTTCTATCTTCTCTATCGTCTATGGTAAATTCTACATCTTTATAGAAGCCACCAGCAAACTCTACATCAAGTTTGACCACATATCTGGTTTCTTCATAATCTCGTAGGCCACCTACAGAGATTTCTTCCGTTCTTACAATTTTAGATGTTAAAGTTTTATTTAATAATGTCCATCTAATTGTATTATTTTTTTCTACTTGAAACTTGTCGGCATGAATTACTGGCATTCCAGAATTACCCGTATCAAATTTTGAAATTAATTCACCAAAAGGTTTTATAGTCAAAATCTCCTTAAAACCACATTCGGTTGGTACTGTATATCTATTTTCTTCATTTGCAAAATGTGTAATAACTTCTTTTGCAATATTCATTTTAGTAGCGTCTTCAATACCCTCTGTACCTGGTGATGAGTTTACTTCTAACATAAACGGTGGTTCGTTTTCTCTATTCTTACTTGGTATAAAGTCAACAGCAGTCCAATAACCACCAACTGCTTTAGAAGCTTTTAAACATTCTTCTATTTCTAATTCTGTTAGTTTAATATTTTCTGGTTTAGAACCTTGCGATACATTTGACCTGAAATCTCCTTCAATTACTGGTCGTTTCATAGCTGCTAAAAACTTACCACCTAATATATGTACTCTTACATCATAATCTGTTTTGATATATTCTTGTACTAATAAATCTGCGTCTTCATCTTGTTTGTGTATAAGTTGTACAATAGAATCTAAACCTCTTTCACTATCTAAAAATAAAACACCAACACCTTTACTACCTCTTAATGTTTTCATAATTAAAGGAAACTTAATATCGGCTTGTTCTACTTGGTCAATAGATTTTTCGGGGTCGTTAATTAATTTTGTTTTAGGTTGTGTTAAACCATAATCTGCAAGTCTTAATGATGTTCTATATTTGTCAGCACATACATTAATTGTAGTTCTTGGATTTACTAGAGTTGCGTTTGCTCTTTCTAGTATTGATACAAAGTCCATCCAACTATCTTTTCTAGTTATAGAACCTCGTATAACTGCAACGGTCATAGCGCCAACTTCAAAACCTTTTTTGTCGCCTTTGTTATGAAATTTACGGATGCCGTCTTCGTAAGTGGTGTAACCACCTGTAAGTTTAAAAAGGTAATGTGGATAACCTAACTTGTCACATTCTTCTTTTAATCTATCAGCTGTATGAAAAGTCTTTGCTTCTTCAGGTTCATCTGTAACAATGAGTAACCTTAAAAAAGGTTTGCTATCCTTTTCTTCGTTGATAAATTGTTTAAACTTCGGTACTTGCATTATTGCTATCTTTTTCCTCTGGTTTTTTACCAATATTATACTTAGCAGATAAGTTCCACTCTTTCTTTTCTTTGAATGGTAATACTTTGATTTGACTTAATGGTGCTTTATCTTCAGCTTCAGTTGGTTTTACAATGTCAATTAAGTTCCAATCTTGTAGTAAAATAGCAATTGTGTTTCTTCTTTGAATATCGTTAGCGACTAGTGTAGCTTTTTTGCCATCTAAAGCAAATAACTCTTTGAAGTGTACTATGTAATACTTACCTTGTTTGTGTAAAATATGACAAGATTGGTATAATGTTTTATCTTTTCTACTTGCAACACCAATTCTTGTAAGGGTTTCTCTAACTTTTAAAAAGTCGTCTGGTTGTTTAATGGTGACCTCTAACATACTATCCGGTGACCATGAAATTTCTTCACTCATTTTCGTTTTCTCCCGCCTTTTGAAAGGCTTATTTTTATATCGTCAATTTGTTTATCCGTTAATATGCTAAGAGCTGATTTAGCTTTCTCATTACTATATCCATAATACTCTTTGACATACTCTAAATTTTTCAATTTGGCTTGTGATAACCACTTGCCACCAAATCGCTTTGTCTTACGAATACTATTTATATAAAAATCAAACTGTACCTTTTTGTCCAAAAAGTGATAACCATTCATTTCATTGGCTTGTGCGATACAATCATAGTGCATAGATAAACACTTGTTGATTATAAAAGGAGGATATTTCTTTTCCCATGTTAGGTCCTCACTATCTAACAAAGGTTTCTTCTCAAAGTTTATTGCATTGAGATAATCTTTTAATTCATACATAATATATTCCAATCAATTATTGGAGCGGGTGACAGGATTCGCAT